TCGAAACATTTGATCTAGCCGCAGATGCAAGTGTGCCCAAGTCCGATAAACCTTTTCCCATACGATCTTCCACAGATCGTGTTAATCCATTCGAAACATTTGATCTAGCCGCGGAGGCAAGTGTCCCCAAGTCCGATAAACCTTTTCCCATACGATCTTCCACAGATCGTGTTAATCCATTCGAAACATTTGATCTAGCCGCAGAGGCAAGTGTCCCCAAATCGGCAGGCGGTGTCAATCCATTCGAAACATTTGATCTAGCCGCAGAGGCAAGTGAACCAATATTTGCACCCGTCGCCGTTTTCGCGACATTAGACAAGACATCCGAAGACATAATACTATATATTATGACTACATAAAATTGAAAATACATTACATAAATAATACATCCTAATAATACAATAAATGAACACAGTTACTATTGTATCCAATGCACCAATAATTATTATTCGAAAAAAGAAGCATAAAGAAACACATTCTAATAATGTAGCAAATCCTGAGACACAGATAGTATCTATGGAAGAAATTTATCTCAACAAACATTCATCTAAACCGATACACAAAAATGCAGAAAATGCAACAAAGAAGAAGAAAATGGCGATGTCTAAACAAGAAAGGAAACAATTATGGGATATATTCGACAACGAATCGTCAAAAAAGGATGACAAAGAGTCCTGTAATCAGATTGAATGTTTGTACGAGTCTAGCGTTGATATGCGGCTATGTTCCATATGCAGTTCCCATCTAATGATTATGGAAGACGGATTCCCCACTTGCACCAATACCGACTGCGGGTTGATATATAGAAACGTATTGGATTATTCACCCGAATGGCGGTTTTATGGTGCAGAAGATAAGAATTCAAATGACCCCACACGATGCGGAAATCCGATCAATCCGCTACTAGTTGAGTCATCGTTCGGATGTAAAATCCTATGTCCCGCCAATGCCTCATATGAAATGAAAAAGATTCGCAAATGGACCGAATGGCAGGCTATGCCACACAAGGAAAAATCGTTATACGAAGAATTCCAATTTATTACTATCATGGCACAAAATGCGGGTATTCCCAAGATATTCATCGATGCTGCAGTATCAATACACAAGGACATGTCCACACAAAAAATGTTTCGCGGGCTAAATCGCGACGGTATGAAGGCCGCATCTATTTACGTGTCGTGTCGTATAAATGGGTGTCCACGAACCGCCCATGAAATCGCGGAAATATTCAAATTGGACAAGACGAGTGCGACAAATGGATGTTCCATGGCGGTGAATATATTGTGCAATATGGAACGAAATCTACCTTCGTCAGAGCAGATAGAATTGATCACCACGTCGCCGAGTTCGTTTATTGAACGCTATTGTAGTCGTCTAAATATGACACACGAACTTACAGTCTTGGCTAAATTCGTCGCGAAAAAGGTGGAGGACGACAATATTATATCGGACAATACGCCACATTCGATTGCGGCGGGTATCATCTATTTCATATCACAAACATGTAATTTATCGATAACAAAGATCGACATTAAGAATATATGCGGAGTGAGCGAAGTGACCATCAATAAATGCTATAAAAAGTTATACAATATAAAAGACCGTATTATACCGGCATGTATCTTGGAAAAATACAACAAATAACGGCAATACAACTATTGTCCAACCAATATAAACCGAAAGTTATATAGTTCATTATTTACCAATGGCGACCATTACACTCGATGAATACAATTATTTTATCACCCAATACAACGATTCAGGACAATGTAACAAATACATATTTTTGTTGGAAAAGTGTTGTGGTTATAAATTCATGATGATGTTTTACAAAAAAAATACATTGACAGAGGTGTATCGTACAGTAGAATTGGATTATCAAAATCCGAATGTCAAATTGTATATATTTGACCAAGAAAACAATCGTATCTTGGTGCCAAATGTCGATAATGTCACTTTAGACGCATTTTATATGCAACATAAATCGTGTTTTGTGCCCATATATCCAATGCCCGCGAGGGTCGTCTATAAAATGTATTACGATGATTGTACAAATCATACAGATGCGTCAAACCCGTTGTAAATGATTATAAAATATATAACGAGTATTATATATTTTATGGATACAATTCCTAAGATTATTTTTATCGTACCATATCGAAATCGTGAACAAGAAAAACGTCATTTTATAGAAAAAATGACCTATTTATTGGAGGATATGGATAAAAGTACATACAAAATATTTTTTATCGAACAGGGAAATGACGGACGCGAATTCAATCGCGGTGCTGTGAAAAATATAGGATTTATTATGGCGAGAAGACAATATCCGAATGATTATCAAAATATCACCTTGGTATTTAACGATATAGATACATTGCCAGTTCAAAAAGGCCTCATAAATTATGATACTGTGCCTGGTATTATAAAACACTTTTATGGGTTTACATATACATTGGGCGGTATTTTTTCGATAAAGGCATTCGACTTTGAAAGGACAAATGGATTTCCAAATTATTGGGCATGGGGATTTGAAGACAATATGATGGTTCGGCGTGCAAACGTCGCAAATTTGCGTATCGATCGGAGCACTTTTTTTGAAATCGGCGATACGCGAATACAACAGATACAGGGTAGTCGATTTAGGAATGTGAATCGCGGAGAATTCGTGCGTTTTTCAAAAAATATACAAGAGGGGATAAATTCGATTAATAATATACTATATGACCAATACGATATAGATGAAACCATGACCTTGTTTTACATTACTCATTTTGATACGCCTTATCCGGAAGATATTTCTAAACGGAGCATCCATGATTTATCAAAAGGTGTTAAACCGTTTATGCCAGGATTCTCGGAAAAACGGAATGCTAAATTAGGTATGCAATTGTAATTATATTCTGTAATACATATGCGTAGAAGTGGATTCTACTGTTTTGATAATATTATTTAATATAATTGGATCGGGTTGACTATTCCATGTTAACTGATCATGGTGAATTCGGTAATATAATAAATTACTGGGTAATGAATAAATTTCGCCAAATTGTTTCAATAGACGCAATTCTAATTCGAAATCCTCCATGATGGATGTATATTCGCGATTTTCGTTGTATTTTCCTATATCAAGTATCGCCGATTTTCGAAAACAAAGGGTGGGGTGGTTTAACAGCCAAGAACGCGGTTTTTCTTTGAATTCGGACCATGTATATTTTAAAGGGTGGATGGATGTTGTGATGTGTCGTTTTTCGCGCAAGTTTTTCGGATTTGGATTTTCAAATATTTCCATACTTCCCCCACATACTACGCATTCTGGATATTTTTCCATAAACTCGAGTTGTGTTTTTATTCGCATAGGTGTCATAATATCATCTGAATCCATCCGTATAATCATTTCATTGGTGCATTTTGATAATCCAAGATTTAGTGCAAATGCGACACCTCTATTTTTCAAAATGCGTTCATAAATAATCTTGGTAAATCGCGTTCTGTCTTTGAATTCATTTAGGCATTTTACTAAGATATCGCTATTTTGCGTGGTCGATCCATCGTCCACGCATACTAATTCTATACCAAAATACCCAATCTGGTTTTTTATGGAATTGAGACATTCGGTAATATATAATTCGGGAGTATTATAGCACGGCATAAGAACCGAAACCCAATTGGTCGGCGGTTCAAATTCACTGGGTAATACAATTTGATTCATTGTATCATAACTATTTTTAGCCGTACCCCATTCTTGATAACCATATACTTTACAGTGCCCTTCATAGGTAGGTCCAGTAAAATGTACAGGTAAAAAACAATAACTCGGAAATACGGAAAAATTGTTATATTTCCCCGTATTTAACATATCAGTCAATAGCGCCGGCCCGACACTATACCATGCCCTAAAATTCGAAATCTTTTCGTCTAATTGTCCCGTTTTTAATTTATCGATAATGTCGCGACACATGGAATATTGGGGGATAAACCCCATAGTCCCCGTGGCAACTAGACCTTTTCGTTCTGTCTCATTTTCGTATGTGGCAAATGCATTTTTTTGCATAAAATAGGCATCAAATGGTTCTATACATATAGAATCGGCATCGACAAAAACACCGCCATACTTATAAAGTATTTCCCATCGCATAATATCGGCCTTGCCGTTTATTTCTTTTATCGCATCAATCTGGGTTTGACATTCAAATGTCATTTCACGTTTTGCAATTTCGTCTTCATTCCAATAAATATACTCGAAATCTGGATGTTTTTCTTTCCATGATCGCATTAAATTAGTTGGGGCGGTTTTTGGTCCGATCCATATTTGATGTAATATCTTGGGTATACGAAAGGTCATTCGGTTTTTAATAATAGAAAGGAACCATTTATATTATTTAGAGACAAACATGTTATACTATTTTACATTCGACCAATTTGAATGTTATACCAATTTCTGTATCGGTTTCCCATACACCCGATATTTTCATCGCATATTTCACATGGTCTTTTATATTTTTAATATTGAACGCCTCTCTTTGTAGTACGGCCGACGTTGGCAAGTCAATATTGGTCACCTCCGATAACGAGTCAATATGATTACCCAAACCCTTGCTATTTATCGACCATGAATCATGTGGCAATTTATTTCTTTGATATTCGTTATTTCTAAATCCTCCAAAACCGGACGAATATAGATTGATACTCCCGCATGACAATTGCTCGGCCAATTTATATACGGCCGTTTTTTTACAATCAAAATTTTCTTTATAATAGTCCAATACAGTCACCTCGATCTGTTTAAATAAGGTTACACATTCTTGATTAATTGGATTGTTGGTATTAAATATCAACCGCGAATAATTTTCATTATAGGGTTTGATTGGAAACCCCAAATAGATCTCATTCATCGTAAACAATTCGGTAGAATACAACATCTTAGTAAATTGACCTGTCATGATATTATTATTCTTGGGTTCGGTGAAAATGATATCGTTATGAGAAAAAGAGGATGCAGGTATAGCCAAATTCATTAATATGATAGGTGCTAATATCATTCGCCACTTCCTTTTATTTGATTTATACGATTTATATATCGTAGCCTATAATCAAAAATTGTATAGTATAATATATATACGATATGAGTGCATGTGTCGATTTATCCGATTTACCGTATTTTGAATGGAAAGGTAAAACGTTTAATCAAGTGGTTGCTTTTAGACAAATGAATATAAATACAAATAATTCTACCGATGGTTTCATGAGGTCTGGACCCATTAAATTATATCGTAAGGAGATTGCGTCCGTCGTGCCTAACCGATGCAATGGTGGAAAAATAAGTATCGACGATATAAATAATCCAGGTCAGACTGTCACAACCAATTCGGGTAACGGACTTTCAACCGTGGTCGATTTTAATTGGATAAATAACACCACCGAACATCCGGGAGAATGTATCGGATTGACGAATACACGATTTTCAAATGCGAGCGATTCGTGTATGACAGTCGAATCCAATGCGCGAACAAGGGTTCGCAGTGCAGGTATGATAAAACGTAATTATAATGTGAATAAAAACAATGACACGTATTATACGTCCAGTCGGCAGTATTTAGAAAGTCGCAAACGACTTTTTACACAGAATCAATTCAATTATATACAGAGTGGAAACCGAAACGCAGTACCTGGTACGCCAGATGCAATTTATAATATCTATTCGCCAAATGGTATCAATCATTGTCAACCGGATGGGAATAATCCGACTAAGCCGTCATATGTGCAATTATATTATAAACCCAATAATCCACAATACGCACAACAGGGTGCGGTGAGTTCGAGTTCTCGCATTGCCCGTCTAAGATATAATACAATCACGGATAATGGTGGGAAATTTGCATCGGGTATATATGGTACGGCAACAGCAAATGCACTTGCCTATAGTTCGCGCGATGCATCTTATACAATCAAAGAAAAGGTGGGTTATCCAAATATACAGACACCAGTAATAAAGAGCACAGGAGAAGTAAGTTGCGTATGCGACGGTCGACAAATGCCTTGATTTTATATTCTTTTCGTCTAATTAGACATATCCCAGTCTAATTAGATCGGATTTCCTAAATGTCGGATTTCCTAAATGTCGGATTTCCTAAATGTCGGATTTCCTAAATGTCAGATTTTGTCGGATTTCCTAAATGTCGGATTTCGCCGGATTTCCTAAATGTCGGATTTCGCCGGATTTCCTAAATGTCAGATTTTGTCGGATTTCCTAAATGTCGGATTTTGTCGGATTTCCTAAATGTCGGATTTCGCCGGATTTCCTAAATGTCAGATTTCGCCGGATTTCCTAAATGTCGGATTTTGTCGGATTTCCTAAATGTCGGATTTCCTAAATGTCAGATTTCGCCGGATTTCCTAAATATCGGATTTCCTAAATGTCGGATTTCCTAAATGTCAGATTTTGTTGGATTTCCTAAATGTCAGATTTCGCCGGATTTCCTAAATATCGGATTTCCTAAATGTCGGATTTCCTAAATGTCAGATTTTGTCGGATTTCCTAAATGTCAGATTTTGTCGGATTTCCTAAATGTCAGATTTTGTCGGATTTCCTAAATGTCAGATTTTGTCAGATTTTTGCGTTATTTTGCTGCAGTTTGTGATAAAAATATATTGGTATTTGTCATAAATGAATTTGTCATGGTATCACTGGTCAATATTTTATTATAATCCACATTGTATTTTATACACCATTGCCCGCATTTTTGAACATTCTGTCGAACCATATTATCGATTTTGCTATTTTTGTGTTTATTTTCAATGAGTAATATGGTGTGATGTATGTTCTCTATTTGTTGTTGCCCGAAAATAGCGTTATATTCCTCTATCTTGTTTATAAACATGGACGGAAGAGTGGGGAAAAGTTCGAATCCAGATAATGTATTTTTTTCCAAGATCTCGAAAAATACTCCCCGCAAAATCGGTAAAAACGCATCATTCCGATCAAATAAAAATTCCTTGCATACAATGTATTTTTCCGAATTGGCGAAACGACTGGTTTGTGGTTTGGTCATATAGACTTGTTTATAGAAACACGAAAGTAATGCAAGAATATCTACCGTCGTTTTCATAAAACAGTCAAATACCTTAAGAATAAAAGACCCCCCGCGGGATTGCATACAAAGTGCATATACGACCTGACCAAAAAGGAGTTTCCCCATATTCGTTTCTTGATTATTAAAGTCGTCGGAAAAATTGAACCCACCATCTCCCGTAATAATATCCATCGATCCCGCGTATTTGTCAATACAATAGTCGAAATTTTCAATGGATAATATATTACCCGTACCGTCTTTTCCCAACTCGATAAAAACATTATCATTGGTTTTTAGAAAATGGGCGCTTTTTTTCCACGCCGGAATATCGGGATCTTCTGGATCGGTTAAAATCGTCATACCTATGTACTTATCTGCGTGATTTTTGCGTATATTAACGAGGGCCTCAATAAACCCCCCAGGACCTTCGGCCAAATGGAATGACCGAATCGGGTTGGACTTTTCAATCAATTTGAAAAACGAAACGATTTCGATCATTTTAAAATAGGAGCGCGATAGAGGTTTGTGTTTTGCAATACAACGTTTTTTCGTTGGGATATTGGTATGAATAAACTCGTATGGATTGGTATATTTTTTATAATTATCCCAATCTTCGGAAATCGTGTCGATGCGTTTCTTTATTTCGCTTAAATAGTGGGAAAGGGACGAAGAAACAAAGACATTTGAATCCGAAATGTTCCTCAATTGGATGTTTTTGTATTTCGATCCCGGTAATTTGGGCAATAAAAAAAACAACATGATAGTTGACTGTTTTATATTGAACAATAATGTTTATATGATTTATGACTTTTTAGATTTATCTGTATAAAATGGAGAGGTCTCTATACAAATAATGTTATTGTTCTTCCTCTAAAATGAATTATATTATTTACATTATATCGCCCTATTTTTCTATTTATAAACGGGACGGTTTTTTAGTACGTTTGAAACTAATCTGTTTACCTATCGCAGGCTCTGTCGTTTCTTGGACCGGTTCGTATTTTTCTATAATAATCCTCGGTACATTCAATTTGCGCGATGGTTTCGCCCTCACATTGACTTCGGATACGACGACAACATCGTCCAATATAGATTCGGCATCGAATTTCTCTAAATCGGCCAGTTTAGCGACCTTTTCCGTATTAACTTGTCGCACTTTTTGGAATATGAAGTAGCGATTCATAAATGAAATCCGTTTTTCATTATAACTCATGTTCATTGCAGTACCATAGTTGGATTCAACCGAGGGACTCCTCCGAACCTCTGATTCCAACGATTTGTATAGTTCATCGAATAGACCGCTTGCGGCAGGAAATCCCATCTTTTGTGCGACATTGGTCGCTACTTGAACAAACCCATAGTCTTCCATCATGCGAACTAAAAAGGCGTAATTGACTAAATATTCGCGGAATACTTTATTAATCGTTTCTTGGTAAACATCGACGGCGTATCCCAAACTCGCCTCGTCATCGGGAAATCCAGTTTGTGCATAGCGTTTCGTAATTTCGTATATTTTTTCGTCGCCTTCCATCATTGCGACGCCCTCTCCCTCGTTTTTTTTCCGTAATAATTCAAACACGGTTTTGCCATCATAACATGTTCCGATGAAATAACCATTTACGGCAGTGCATTCGGAAATATTCGACATGAATGCATGGAATGTGCTTTTATTTTCAAAGAAATAGTGGAGGGCGAACTGAACAGAACTGATCTTGAATCCACGTTCGGCTATACCGTAAAATTTATACACGCCTTCACCTAAACGTTCGCGATCCTTAGGCCCTTGGCCAAATACTGCCTTTGCTATTTCCCGGTCTTTTTCAGATGCAAATGCCTGTCCAGATCGTATATTGGCCGCACTAGTACCATTCGCAAAAAGTGCACCAGGGACATGTTTATTCTTCTTATTAAGTGTAATATAACGCGCGCATGCGCCGTCTAACCGATTTTGTATATTATCGCGCGAAATATCTATTCCAAATACAAATCGCAAATCGGCGGCGACCCATTTAGACAAATCGCCCGCCTTACCCACGGCATAATCAATGAGCGTATCGCCGCGCTGAGATACGCCTAAAATCAACTTACGTTTAACAAATAAATTGTGAAAATCACGCAGTGCCCGCGTATTAGTTTTATTCGATGTCCGATTGTAATATACATCGTCAGTTACATCGGGGATATTTTGACCCGTAGTTATCATGTCTTCTAAAATCGGATATTGTATCGTGGTCCAATTATCGTCTGCTACGTGATATGCATTTCCGTAATTGATTCCACCAGATAGCAATTCACTCGTTTTGTCGTATCTTACACGGAGAGGTATCCATTTCCATGCGCCTGATTTCGTACCGTCATATCGGAATTCGACAATAGTATCTTCGTCGAATACTTGATCTTCTTCGGTTTTCATTACCATATTCCCATTTCCTTGGTTATGTAATAGGACATTGCAATAGCATGCCATTGGATCCGATGGATTCGACGGTTGAAATGGAACCGGTTTATAACCGTCTTCGTTGTCTACGTCATCTGGCTTAGGTAGTCGTCCGTTAATCACATCCAACCACGGATTGATGTAGCCATGTTTGCGTTCATCGAATCCGCACCTCAAAATCAGTGTTTTGTATTGCTTTACTTTCGATCCATCGGAAAATATATTGTGTATTTCATCCTTGCCTGTCTTATCCTTTTTTACGCTAACCAAGAAATCATTTGTATTATATTGCGGTGGTTTCCATTTGAAAGATCGTTGCCACAAAGGTTTGTATATAGGTCCCGCAACACCGATTCGTTCGCTACAAACCCCCGTATTCGTCGGGGTGAAAATGAGACCGTCTGTCACATACTCAAATAGACCGTCTTTCACATCCGATAATATCCGCGAACACCCTTCAAATATCGTTGTTTCATCCGTCGCGGAATAGAATTGTTTGCATTTTACCGTAAAATCGCAAATGACGTCACCATCTCTCGGTGCACCATTTTGTTTTTCTAGTCTCGGTGCATCTTCACCCGATGCATTTAGCGGTCGCGGTTTCAATTTTTGTATGAATCGGTTTAATAGGGGTAGACGGAAATGTTTCAGTTCGTCGGTATCGGATTGGGGCGAAAACCCAAATTCACGGACACTTTTTCCACCGATGAAATAAATATCAAATCCCGCATATAGATTGAGTGGATTGCCCCATCGATTAAATCGGATAAATTCGCCGTCGATTAAACTGTGATATAGTGTTTTATCGAGACATACCGCGCCGGTAAATATGACACGCATATTGGTATCGATCATATAGATTCTTCCATTGTCGGATGTGAATAGCAGATGGCGTTCTCCATCGGCCTTGTCTGTCACTGTATAATTGACGCGTATATTACCCACATTCGAATTTGCCATTTCCTCTTCCGATAATTTTCTTATATTGTCATATTTGAGAGGCAAAGAGGAGGGACCGATAAAATCGCGACCGACGACACGACGTAGCACGAATTTATCATCGGCATGTACGAGTTTCATATAAGACAATAGCGCGGCATCGCGTTCCATGAATCCGATGGGATAATTTGTCCCCTGAACTCCACTCAATACAATACGAATACATTTTCTCAATGACGATAATAAATCACGAGTGTTATTATAATGTGTTCCTGCACCCACACGCCGGTTGTCGATTTCAAGTTCGACATCATATGTATCTAGACCGGAAAATACACCTGCATCTTGTATGGTATATTGCGGTATAGGTACGCGATTCGTTTTCTTCGACCCCTTTACAATACTAATATCGGCGAATATTGGGAATTCGTGGTGGGAAAATCTCACACGATTCAAGTAGCGGAATACTTTTTTGGAACCGTTCCAACTATTGATGATATTCTTGGCAATATTGGACCGAACCGTAAAATCCTGCTCCATTTGATAGGAAACGCGGAAATTGAAATCGGGGAAATCGACCATATTCGGTTTTTTTGCCGCATCACCGGGTACGCCAACCGGCGGAGATTTCTTAGTGAATTTTATTTTGTCTGATCTCGCCGATGCGGTTGAAGGAAGATCCAATATTTTCTGTATACTATTCGTTCTGCAATACTCTTGGACTAGATCGACTCCCATAATTTCCGCGCGGATATTCGATATCTTGGTAACGCCGCTTCGGGGATCGGTATATTCGTTTTGAATTCGCAATATATGAAGACCCTCCGTATTATCACAATAAAATCCGGCGGCATAAAGACGCTTTACCACATTGTCGTAATCGATTTTAGAAAGGGGTTTAGCCACTTTCGGATTTGTACCAAAACGAACTTCGACTTCGGGTGTCGCGTTATTTTCGCCTCTTTTCATTGGATTACTGGCTAAATAGGAATCGATCATGTGTTCAAAATCCCTTTTAGCGTCTTTATGTTTGTCATTCTCATGGCTTTTATTCACACTCATAATATGTAATTTATATATTAATATCACATATTATTTAATATTGTTTTCAATTTTACGTTATATACCAGTTTCATATCTTGTCGTCAAAATTTAGCAATACGATTCAATATAAATTGATACAGTTCCGTTTTTTTCCATTTTTTTGACGATTCCTTTTCGATTTCGGGATCCATCTGTTTAGTCATGGTGACCAAATCGTCTATTTTATATGCCGTAATGGATTTCATTGGCTTGTCGCCAAAATCAATGCGTACCATAGTAGATTCAATCGCCTCCATTTTTTCCCGAGTTGAATCCAAATCAATACTATAGGATCCATCGGGTGATTTATAAAAAATATGATCGGAATCCTCCTGGGTTGTTGTAATGCCTTGAAATTTCATATATAGGTTTAATTCGCGATTCACAACATAAACGATAAGACCATTTAATAGACACATTAAAAAAAACGAATTGTAGGACGTTTTTTTGTCCATCATTAGTTCGGATAACGTCTCTTGGACACATACTTTGGATATTTTTCGGATATCTGTTTTTACCAAGGTGGGGTTTTTTTTGATACGGTCAATCATGTCCTGTTTTTTTTCTATTTCTTTGTTTTTATATCTAGTTCCCACTGTAACGTAGTCGGAATATCCATATTTAGCAATATACATTGACCAAAATAGGGTATCCGTGTGATTTGGCGTGATGATATTAAGGTCGGGTTTCGGTTTACGTGTATGTTTTATCGATCGCTCCGTATGTGTCATAGTAATTGTGGCAGATACACTAGTAATATTTGGGTGGGGAGTAATTATCTTGGGATTTATAGGAGTATTATTTGGCAATTCTATTATAGGCGATGATGATTGTATCGAATCTTTCAATATATCTGCATTCGATATATTTGGATAGTTCATCCATTTATCCAATAGAATAATTTTATCTGGATCATCAAACACCGGATATTTACCAATAATATTGCTCAAAAAACGAGACATGATGTGCTAAATAATTATGTATTCAAGTCTTTATATAATGTTTGTATAGATTACGCGAAAAAATACGTATTGATAAATTCGGTTTTCTGTTCTTCTACTGGTTTTAGGTTTTTTTCTTGGTCCTTAATATATTCGATGTATTGTTCAAGTTGGCGAATTACTTCTGTTGGTAAAAAAGAGAGATTGACAAATACGCCGCTTTTGTTTTCATTCAGTTTGACTGCGGCATTTTCTTTGAAAATCTTCAATATTTGTATTTGTTCAGATTTTGAAAGGGATTCAATGATGTTTTTTAAATGTTCTAAATTGGAATCATTGACACTCATTTAGAAGATTTCTTAACTATATTTTAAGTGGTTTTTTTATATTGAGATAAATCGCATGTTTTGCGATAATCGTACCTGTTTTGCGATTTTATAAAATTGAATCCTTTTTTTGATAATGTAGACATTTTACCCAACGCACATATACAACATGAACACAGAAGATACGATGAGAGTACCATTAACGGGGCAGTTAAGAGGCGAAAAATTATATAAAATGATTCAGGACATTCCTAATCCAAGGAATATATTAGAGCAACTGACCGGCGATTGCAAAACAATTACGAATAAACAGTCGCAGTCGGGCAATATATATGAAAAAATGTGGATCATGGTTATCCTTTTAGGATACTGTCCTGATTTTATGAGGGCGGAATGGGACATTTATGATGGAGATGTGCGTACTGGATTATTAAATCGGGTCGAAAATATACAACATGTCATCGAAAAACTATCCGTCTTTAGCAAAGGTAAGGGGGGGCCAAGTGATATTACACTTCGACACAAGATAACCGGGGAATGGGCGTTCTTTTCGTCTAAATATCATTCAAATGAAGACAAAACGGCGGCTAACAAATACGACGTCGAACCGATTTTAGCCGCAGTAACAACACCCAAGATGTCTCCTTTATACAAAAAATATGCGATTTATCTATTGGTTGATGACAAGGCAAAAGTATCGCACAAGATCGAGACGAGTCACAACGGTGTCGTCAAAGAAAACATCGATGGTATTTACGATATGACGGATTTAGTCAGTTATTTGGGACATTTGTCGGTGGATATTCGCGGTGTTCCATTTAGCCAAATAAACGCGAGGTTTGGTAATACGAAGGTTTCTCTGAACCTTCGGTTTCACCAAAAATTGTCTGTTCATAAAATCATGGTGCAGATTAAGAAGGGTGAAACGAATTTATTGGTTACCGCGAAACCGAGGTCTGGAAAGACGTATATAGTAGGCGGCGTTCTTATCGAGATCTATAGGCGACGCGGGCGACTTAACGCATTAATCATTACGCCGGCCCCAAATGAGACACTGGCGCAATTCACCGACGACCTGTTTCGCAAATTCCGGGATTTCATGGATATTCGTATTATTGAAATCCGGTCGAGCGACGAGATTGGTCTTTTAACATTCGATGATTCCAATATCATCATCATGTCGAAACAGTTACTCGACAAACATGTGAAAGAAAATACAATTGCATCGATCAAATCTCTTGAATTTGATATCGTAGTATGTGACGAGAATCATTTCCACGGTACGACCGGAAAATTCGGCGATATTATGGAATCTTATTCACTACCGAATACGGTGCGGTTGTATTTGACTGCAACATTTGCTAAACCATTGCATGAATGGAATATTACTTCGGACAATATATTTCCATGGACAATGGAAGATGAGAAGCGGTGCAAACGCCGTGATGTCAATGCCTTGGTCGAGGTTCATGGTCCATATGTACGCGAACTACTTACCGAGGACAATTTAGAGCGTGAATTGGCGATATATGACAACATGCCGGATTTACGCATGTTGACATCTATTCTAAACAGTGAAAAATATGAATATATTAATCAACAAATCGGCGGTACTCCTTACGGATTGGATTTTGCAACACTATTTTCGGGAAATTTTCCGAATGAAGTCGATTTACTGTTCCGATACATAACCGGCAGTAATAAAATGGTCGACTATCAGTCGGGTGACCAATCAATATTTGGTCGTATAATTAGAGATAGTGTTAAACACAATAGTCGAACCCGGCTAAACAATAACGATTTCACGACCCAGTTGTGGTTTTTGCCGTTTGGTATCAATCTCACGATTTGCAAATCTAGTGAGCACGTTCGCGACCGAATGCAGAAGAACCGTATATTGGCTAAATATGACATTCAAATCGTGAATTCGAATGCAGAATACAAAATCAAAGATATCAAGGCAGAAATACGACTATGGGAAATCCAGGCAAAGGAGGCGGGAAAGGCGGGCCTGATTTTATTAGCAGGGAATCAACTGACTCTGGGAATCACACTGCCCTTTGTAGACATTGTATTCCTATGCAATGATATGATGTCGAGTGATCGGATATTACAGATGTTGTATCGCGCAATGACCGAACGCATTATTAGCGATGAAACCGATGCGATCAATTCGGGTGACAAGAAGTTTGGATTCGTCGTTGATCTCAATCCATTTAGAGTTCTCAATACGATGCTAGAGTATAACATATCTAAGTCAGAAATGTCATCCGAACAAAAAATACGATATATTGTGGAGAACAATATCATTGATATCGACGAAGATCTCTTCGAAACAAAGGTGAATAAGACACAACTATTAGCAAAATTGATGGAAATTTGGGGTTCAAAACCCCAAAATCGACTAGCGTGTCTGTTGAAGAACCTGGAAAGGGAGGTCATTGAATTAGAAGGAGAGGATCAACATGTTCTCAATACTATGATACTTAGTGCAAATCGCGACAAAATGGTTAATATTTGTATCCGATTTGACGAAGAAAATGCACAATCAATGCAAACTGGGAAATGTGTCGAAAGAATAGAAGATGGCGAAGAGATTAATAATGCAGAGGCGCACAAAGAAGAGGATGAAATATCGAATATTTCACTAACCAAGGATGTCCTCCCCTCTATCATACCGTTTAGTTGTCTATTAACAATGCGAACAAATAATTCGGACATCATGGAGATTCTGGAGATAATTAGCACATCATCTGACATGATCAAGGTGTTTGATGATCAGACCCTCATTTGGTGGAATAAAAAAGACATGTTATCCATCATTAAAATGATGGTAGCAAAATACGTAAAGAAGAATTCATCTATATATAATATAGCGATACAAATCAAGATGTCTTTGCAATGTCTCATTGACAGACCGGTCGAACTATTAGAATTTATCGACCAATGCCTCAAGCCCAAACAAAAGGAAAAGGAAGAAAACGGTGAAGTCTTTACGCCAATGCATTTAGTAAAAGAAATGCTAGACCGCCAAGACGAGTATTATGCCAAAATAAATAATGGCATCAGCCTATTTAGTCAACCGCATATGAAATGGTTTGATCCCGCGGCCGGCATGGGAAATTTCCCAGTGGAAGTCTATTTGCGTCTAATGGATGGTTTGGCAACCGTAATACCGGACAGAGACACGCGTAAACGCCACATTCTCGAAGATATGTTATATATGAGCGAAATAAACAAGAAGAATGTCTATATCATCCATCAAATATTCAACATGAATAACGAATACACATTGAACCTATATTCAGGGGATACCTTAAAACTCGACCCTCGTGAAGAATGGAATATCGGCGAGAACGGGTTCGATGTGATATTGGGTAACCCGCCTTACAATATGGGCGGAATTCGTTGCGCGCGAATTAATACGCGCGATGCTCCCAAAAAAACAGAAACGGTTTGGCCCAAATTTGTTTCAAAATCGTTTGAATGGTTAAAATCGGACGGATTACTTGCGTTTATTACACCATTAAGTTGGCTAAAGAATAGTCACCCACTGCATGATACCATGCTAGATAGATATATCGTATGGATGAAATTGTGGGACAACTCGCAATCGAAAACGACTATCAATGCCGATATTCCTATATCAATGTTTATATTGCACAATACGGCAAATACGGCGATGTTGCCTACTGAAATATACTCGGTTATGAAACGGCGAAATCTCAGTATGAGATCCTCGGTATTTATAGATAAACGCCATTCCGTACCTTTGGCCCATCATACAGTATTTGATAAATTGATGAAATATATCGAGTCTCAAAACATAAGACTCGAATACAGAACCAAGAAAGTGGGTGCACTCGGTGAAAGTTTTGTATTACCCAACACATACACAATGGAAGATCGTTTGGTGGTCGATACCTATAAACTCAAAGAGGGTATTCTCGTTAAACGCGCCACCGAACTACACCCAGATGCCAATATACGAAAATTGATCATTTCCAACAAATCGACATTTGCTGGCGCATTTATCGACGATGGTAGATTGGGGATCACTGGAACTCACAAGAACTATATCGTCGGTGAAAATCTCGAAGTCATCCAGAGATTAATGTCGTTCAAGATTAGTGATGTGATTGGACAATATACAAAATACCAACAAGACTTCTTGTCGTCTGAAGCGTTTAATTATATTCCGGACATTCGGAAATTAGGTATGACAGATATAACCGAGGATGCCTTTTATGAATTGATTGGATTAACAGAGGAAGAAATGGCGCAATTTGGACACATCCGGAAAACAACTAAAAAAAGACGGATTATTATCACGGCGTAGAGTAGGGATAAAAAACGAGATATATGTATATAAACTAATTATTTTTAATCTTTAATTTCTGGAATAATTTTGAGATTTGTGTTTAGTGTACAATAATCATATAGATATACGTATATCTATATTACTCAATTCACTGTAATAGTTTAGAAATGACGCAAATATAGGGATCATTTAATTCAAACCGAACACCTATGACCTTGACCTTGATTTTGCTATTTTCTTTTACCTCACTAAACCGACGATCAAATGTGTGATGGTCTTTTGCAACAAATACCGTAATAGGTACGTTGCCGTCCTCGTCGATAACCTGGGCATGAATACCCGCCTTTGTAATCGTTTTGCATACGGCATCCTCTATAATCATACCTTCGACCGGATGACTTATCATACACTCATATATAACGTGAAATTCGATCAAATCTGAGATAATATTTCCGCTCGAATAACTGATGATTTTTACGGAATTGGGTTGTATAAACCCCTCCGGAATACACCGCCCTTCGATCTGTGACGTCAATTTTTTCTCTAAATTCTGTTTTATGTTTTTGCCTATTTCGGTAATCGGCAAAATGATTTTCTTGGTCAATTGAGATTTTATATAAACGCCATAGGTTTTACGCGGTTGATCGAATTTACTTTCACGTCTGGATTGCATGATGGGATTAATATTATATTATCGTTATATATTTATATTGTTTATTCCGCATATGGAATCAATTTTGTATTGGTATAAAGTGTATATGATAAATAATATCATATATGCAAATGATTGATATGAGAAGTGACACGGTAACTAGTCCCACAATAGAAATGCGCGAGGCCATATACTATGCCTCCGTAGGGGACGATGTATATGGAGAAGACGAAACGATTCAAACACTTGAACGTCGGGTAGCCAACCTTTTTGGAAAGGAAGCCGCCCTGTTTTTTCCCACAGGTACTATGAGTAATTTGACGGCACTTCTTACGTGGTGTCCGACCCGGGGGTCGGAAGTTATCGTCGGCGATAAAAGCCACATGTTTTTATTTGAACAAGCAGGTGCCTCTCAATTCGGCGGCATTTCACCAAGAACGGTACCCAATTTAACGGACGGGACGATGGATTTAGAACAAATTTCTTGGTCAATTAGAGACGACGATATACATGAACCGGTAACTAAATTAATATGTATAGAAAATACACACAATGCATGTGGTGGAAAAATATTGTCCCTCTCTTTTATGCAGGGATTGCATTATATATCTAAATTGCACGGCGGACTGCCGATCCATTTAGACGGTGCGCGTATATGGAATGCGATACAAGCCAGTGGAACGTCACCTCGGCAATATGGGGAATTAGTCGATTCTATTAGCGTCTGTTTATCTAAAGGATTAGGTGCACCGGCCGGTTCTTTATTATTAGGAACGAGAGAATTTATTCGTATGGCGCGGCGAACGCGCAAGGCCTTGGGTGGCGGGATGAGACAAGTGGGTATATTGGGTGCGGCGGGATTAAAGGCATTGGACGATTACGAGACCGGTATATTACACCATGATCATGTGCGCGCACAGACACTCGTAGATGAGATACGACAAATGACCGGATATAAAGTTAGATCACCAGTACATACCAATATTATTTTTATTGATATTTTATATATCGATGCTACCAAAATAGTTCAATTATTCAAAGAACGGGGAGTTTTATTATCGGAATGGGGTACTAATTTAATCCGATTAGTAATACATCGCGATATTACAGATGCGGATATTTATAGAACAATTGACGTTTTTCGCGATATAGATAATATCGTGAAAATGGGATAATAGCCAAGAAAAATTATATATGTAAATCCATCATATAGCGTATGACTAAAGTAAATACGGCGGCATGTATAATGAGGCCTAACCAATTCGGGCATCCATCTTTGTTTGCTATAGGACCGACTATACCCGATATTAGTGAATTGACCAATTTATAGGCCCATGGATTGAATAATAATATCAATACAAGGGTTGTATATAGCGTATATCTCCATTTATCGGCAGATTGCAATTTTTTTTGGTTGTCTTTGTCAGTGGAGGTAGTGACGGCCATTATATATATACTATTTATTTTATTGTATAAATAGTGTATTCCAGTTGTGAATTGCGACATAGCGGACATGCAACAGCGTCGTAGTTCTTTCGCATATTTTCTATGCAACTTTTTCCAAATGTATGTCCACACGAGGTCTTGGTAATATCTCGGATACAATGTGTATTTAGACAGATACAACATTCTTCGGTTTCTAATTGTTGCGCCCTACTCTTTGTGACGCGAGAAACCCGACTATTTTTCTTTGTAATATAATGACATTTATCGAGTTTTTTCATATACATATTAAATTGAGTGTGATGAAAATCCTCTTGATAATGTGAGATATCGTAATGAAAATATAAGACATCGAGGTCCTTTTTTAACTGCCATATTGTGTTAGATAAGTGATCCCGTTTCAATTGGATCGCCCGTTTTTTCACCTCGTTTGTTTCTTCTCTCCATTCGCCCATTAATTTGTGACGATAACCACATAAATGATAATACTTGCACGAATCCAGATACCATTTTCTATGCATTTTACTAGCGGATTTGTTTAATTTGTTAAATTCGTCAATATGAAATTGAAAATGGTTATGAATTGTTTGGTAATCATTGCACGCCATAATGATAAATGGGATAATATGAGGTTTTGATATGTAGTATAATGTAAAAGGCGTTTCAATTTTATTATGATTATCTGCCAAGAAATCAACTATATATAGCCGCAACTGCGCGACCCCCATTCGGTCTAGCATATTCACTTTTTCTATAATCTGCGGTGGCGAAACATCTTACTAAAAACCGGTCTTGGCCGTCATATCTAGGTAAAAATGCTGATCGCCCATGTACCGCACGATTGTTATCAATAAAGATAATATCCCCCGGTTGGAGACAATAAGAATAACGTTTACTATAATAAATATCCACGATCTTTTTTTTCAGGGTTTCTGCCTCTAAACTAAGACCATACATCAAATCTTGGTCAAAACGCAAAATAGGTGTATTGTCGATTCCCAAAGTCAAAATAGAAAGCGGTCCGCGAACATCTCCCTCTATGAATTCGTATCCATTTATTTTAAAAGACAAATCAACCCCCGTTTTCCAATCCGGTTTATAGAGGGCAGATATCTCCATTTTCGTAAGATCTTCGACCATTTTTCCAACAGGTAAAATATGGGTAAATGCCTCACTATTGGACCTTAAACAGCCTAAACTGATAAAATCGGGTCTCAATTCCGAAAATGCCTGTTCGGTATGTATTTCCAATTCGGTATTACTGCCGACGCTAGTCTGTTCTTTTTCCATATGTTTTATAGGGACGACATCTTGAAAAATACGACCATAACCCTCTGCCTCGTATAGAATTATTTCACCCATGGCGCTAATCAAAATGGCCTGTATGAGTGCAAGCACTGTGGTTTCCCCCACTTTTTCATTATTAGTTGCAGGAGTGCATGGAAACTGGCAATTATCCATCTTGGTCCGTATCAATAGAAATCCTTGGTTTGAACCATTTCGGGAAAAGTGTCTCAATTGCTCCTTTAGTGTATCGGGTATTTTATGAGATTGCGATTTAACACAATCGCAAAACCCCTCGGGATTATCTGAAGGCGACTGATCAATTTGTTTTGTTAGAAGGGTCAACATTTCTAATTCGGTATTTGACAATTCGATTACATCTATGTACATATGATATCATATAATATCAAATATAAAAATACCAAGAATTATTCGATCAGTTCCATATTCGACAATGTCCTGAGATATCGTTTAGAACACGTTTCGACCAATAGTCCATTGGCATAAATGCCGAAATTCATGTATTCTGTGCTGCCGTCTAGTGCCAAATGGTAGATTGTGTAATTTCCGGGAATATCATAAACGGTAGTACGTTCATCCACACATGCGGGCAATCGATACTTGTTTCCCGTCACGTATATATTGCCATTTATTTGATTCGTTTCCGCCTTTTGTTCAGGTGAAACAAAAGAATCGACCAAGATCGAGTGACATCCGGTAATAACTAAATCTTCGAATACTTCGGGATAATTACTATTATTACATACATATAACTGATTTTTGATACGTTCATTTGATGCATGATGATATATATCCCGTTTACCAATCATATCAATAGCAACATAATTGTCTTGTAAGGTCTTTATCATATCGCCTCTTCTTAGATTCTGTATAGGTTTATAACCAGTATCGGTAAGAATCTTGGTATCTTCTTTGAAACATGGTATAGTTGGTGAGGTAAATACGTATCCTCTCAAATTGGTAATATGGTTTCCACCATTGAAGGAGAATGCAAAACCAATGGTATATCCATAATTTCCTTGGTAATAATCGATTAAAATGGGGTATGAATTTCCCGCATATAATGTCATGGTGGCACTATTAATTTGTGTAATATTAAATTGATTATAAACAATGGGAACGGTGGCGCTTGGTACAGGGGATGTACTACTAAAACTGGCACTGGGATTAATTTGGTCACCCGGATTTCCTAAGAAAAGAACACCTATGTCATCGCATGGACTTGTTTGGTATCCTAAATAAAAGGTATAGTCACCTGTATGTGGAGGACAGAAAAACCCGCTAAATTGGACGGCAACATGGTTATCCGTTCCATTAAACGTGGTAATTGCAGGTGTTTCATTGACATTTGACGATATTTGTAATTCTGTCAATACGCCCGTGTATGCGGGCGTATTTGATCCATTGAAATAGGAAATTAAGTTGGCATATGGATAAAGAGTACCGGAATAATTATAAGATGTCCACTTTAATCCCGACATATACATTATATATTGAAAAAAAACAACGGTGATTATACCGACCTATTTGTCCAAGATGGCGATTTCTTTAATTTTGATCAAAACCGCCTGTTCTGGTGTAATATACCAATGTCGTTTGCCTTCGGTCTCGTCCGTTTTATGTCGCATCACCATTTCTAAAATAACACATAACCCCATATGTGAAATCGTCTTGGTATTTTCTTGGGAATAGATGGATCTACCAAGAATATGGTTCAAAAATTCGATAATGCGCGTCTTTCCTGCACTATCGCATCGTGCGCCGGAATTGCGTTCATTGTGCATGTCCTTGACATAAAAAACCATATCTTGGTTTTTGAACAAAGACATAAACCCTACTCTGTCACTCAATCTCGAAATGGGAACAATCATCTTAGAAATACTGGGTGCGAATTTGTTGATATCTTGGGGTTCGGCCTCTTTCCATTCCGCGGGATCGGCATCGTCCTGTATAAACAGTTTCCCCGAATTGTCCTTATTTAGGAAAACCCCGCGTTTTCTATTCTCTGTCATGATACGTTCGTCAAAATACGCCTTTATCGAACTTTCCAACTCGTGCCTCTGGTCCGTCGAGTTATCGGGCGTCCAGAATCCAGAATACAGTGTTTGAATGAAAACCATTTTTTCATTAAATTTGAGGGAATCTAGAATATGATAAATGACATATTTGTACATAATCGGATCGGGGATATTATATATGGCACTAATATGGGGAAATATCTTGCGTGCGTGCATATACCAATCCCATTCGCGTTCTGCACCGGGTATACTACGCGCGGTATAAACGTATTCTAAATGTTCTTCGAATGCATTAATTAATAAGTCGTATTGTTCTTTCAAATAGACATCATTTTGTTCTGGAGCGACCGAGCGTTTTAAATTTGCAATTTCGGAGCGTTTAGGCAATTCTTTGGGTATTTCCATCGCCAATCGTTCATGTTTGTAATCGACCGGGGCGCTTCGTTCGTATATAGACGCATTTTGATCAGTAATCTCGAGGGGTTGGAATGCGTAATAGGTTAACGATTTTTCGGTTTCTTTATCCACTATCGATTTATCGATGAGTGTACCTGCGCGTCCATATTGATCTACCAAGATTTCGTTTTTATTTTTTACAAATTTAGTCAAAACCGAATATATTTGTTCTATAGGATAAGGGCGTGTAATGTTAACTGCTGCCACTAGTTGTTCTCTCAAAAAAAAGTGTTGTTCTTTGAAAAGAGCACGAATACGCTCGGCAATACGGTCCTGATTAGTATTTAGTGCGATGGTATTATATGTATCGCGAATAATGTCTTTGTCTGGCAATATGGCAGGTGCCGTTGGCGAACACGTGAATTCACAATTGTTCATATAGTCACAAATATCGGTGAATTTACGATCGCCTATACGATAGGGCATCTTGGTTCCATCCGTCAATTCAATTATTATTTCTTGGTTTGCCGCAATCTCGTTCAGTTTAGCCACGGTGAAATTCGTTTGTCCTAAATGGAGTAGACAGTCGACGGCGTTTTCTTTGAGAACGCGAGTTACGCGACCAATTTGTATTGCCTTTTTTTCGGCAACACGATAAACGTATAGATCGGCACATTCTTCATCTGGACGTTCGGACATTAAAGATCCGTGCAAGAAAAGGGCGACGTTGCGTTTTTCAAAGGGAAGACGACAGTGACTAAGATTACGCACACCACGACCGATAATTTGTTCAATCCGACTCATATTGTACCACGGTTCCATGATATGAACATGGCGTATATTTTTAAAATCGAGTCCCTCTGCCCCCGATTTTGATATAAGAATAACTTTGACCTTATGTCCGTCTTTATTCGCAGGATCCGTCGCATATTTAATATCTTCTGCATTATTCGCCGAAAATGCACGATCGCCTGTAATCATCATATAATGTGCCTGTTGAAAATCCGACGCCTGTTCAGGTGTCAATTTGCTCCTATTTAGGCGCGTTACGGCATCAAGGGGGTCGCGATGTGGGGTTTTAAATAGCGACTTTGTATAATTTGCCGTGCCGAAACGGTGGAACCCCAATTCTTCAAGGGCAAGTGCTATAGGAACGACCCCACCGTCGATATATTCGGAATAAATCAGTATAATACCTTCGGACGTTAGAATCGCGCGACATATTTCCGAAATTTTATTGCTATATTTTGCTAAATGTTCTTGGGAGAAAATCCTGCCATATTTTTCCAATACGGCCGGTTTATATTCGAATCCGTATCTTTCAGGTGGATTGCGGTTAGAATGATCTGTATATTTCATAATATGCGCCAAACCTTGTTTCCCCACCATAGCAGCTATTTTGTCGCGATCGTATTCAAGTGATCCGCCACGTTCTACCATGATTTTATCGATATGTGGATTTGGGTAAACAATATTGAGTGATTCAAGTGGTATCTGTAACATGGTATATCCGAACGAATCCATATTTTCGAAATTGGGGAGTTTGTCGACATCAACGTCTGTACCGGATTTTTGATGGCGCATGCTATTGACAATATAGGAATATCCGGCTTCTTGGTATTTGCCCAATTTAGATACATATAACTGAACATGTCTTAGTGGTGTTTCAATCGCCTTTCCATTAAGTTGTATTGTGGGATAAACCAATCGCGGTCCAATATCCTTTTCGGTCGCCCCGTGTATAAATGTATGGTCTGGCGAAAATGTATCAGGATAAATGCGATAAGGAAATGTATAGGGGTTTTCACCGCGAATATACGAAACATAACCGGTCAATTTGCGGCGCAAGAGTGCATCACCGCTTTCAGGGCGTTTATCCGTTTTTTCCAAGAATTCGCCAGTTTTGCTAAATACATCGGATATTTCGATTTGTCCACGGCCATCATTGACATTCATAAGATTGGTTAACCAAATGATTTCTTTATATGTATTGTACATTGGCGTGGCAGACAAAAATAGAAAACGGAGATTATCGGCATGTTTGGCAAGTTCAAACAATTGCATGGCGATCCGTTTATTTTTGTTTTCTTCGGAAATGCGAATATTGTGCACTTCGTCGATGACAATTAATTGATTATTAAATACGCGTTTTATATTCTGTATCTTCATTGCGCGTTTTTCTTGGTCAGAGTATCCACTTTCCGCCGAAACTGCCGTATGATTTGATATATAATTTGCGAACTCGACATATCCCATAAACAAATAGGATTGTTTAATGATTGATTTTATATTGCTAATGATTTTATCTTTCGAAAGACCACTCATCGAGGTCGGGTTAATTTCTTTTAGCAGGGCATTCCCGACACAAGATTGTATTTTCCATATTTCGCCGTCTTTAACGAGTTTCTTTTCGTCGAATAATTGGAGACGAAAATTGGCTTGGACATTGGGCGATGCGACGACAATAATACGTTGTTTGATACCTACCTGTTTCATATATTGTCGCATTTCTTCGGAAATGCCAATGGCAGAACACGTTTTACCGGTTCCTAGACCGTGATACAAGAGAAGACTATTGTAGGGTGTTTGAAACGATAGGAAATTCTTGACAAATAATTGATGCGGTAAGAGTTCGAATTCGGCCGAGCACATTTTTTCTGCCTGTTCTTTTATTTCGTATATTGTCCCATCGTAACGTGTGTCGTTGAATTCTTTGTGACGGTAAATCTTGATATTGAAATTGGGATCATTGAGATCCGGATATAGAAAATCGTACTCGTCTTCTTTAAGTGCCGACTTGTGTTCTATTTTCTCCTTTTCCAATAGAAAATCGTTCGATTCTGGATCGAGGTGTTTTAGTGTATCGGTAACATTTTGTGGTTCGGTCGGGTTTATTGCGACCGGCACGATGGCCTCTAATTCGGCCCTTTTTTCTTGGGTATCTATCACGATTTTACGACGTTTCTTGGCCTGTGCCTTCGTTGGGAGAATAGAAGTGGGTTCCACATATTCTTCCTCCATTGACGACGATTGTGGTATGGAGGGAGATGACAATGCCTCTTCGTTTATTTTGCTCGGTTCCTTCCTTTTTATTGTTTTTCGGCCTCGCGCACTCTTTTTATTTTTAGTTTTCTCTTCCTCCCTTTGGGTTAAAGGTATTAGACGTATAGGCGAATCATCATTACTTGGCACAACCTCGACCTCGAGACCTCTTAGTCTATTGTATTCTCGAATATCTTTCGATGTTATAGGAAGAGGAACAAAGGGGATATCGTATTCAGAATCAACCCCTGTCTTCTTTTTTTTAACCTCTTCACACAGACCTGTTTTTTTAGACCGACGCGTCCCTCTTGGACACCTTTTATCGGTGGGTTCAGTGAGAGTATTTTCCAAGATAATGGATAATTCGGGTAAAGAAGTAGGATCGGCCATCTTAGTCACCTCTTGTATACTAGGTTCGGTATTAATTGACTCGCCTGCATCACCCGCATCACCTGCATCACCGGTGTCGCCTGCATCACTCGCCTTGCTTTTTTTTCTAAATGGTTCACAAACACCGGTTTTTAGATTGCGACGCGTGCCTTTAGGACACCGTTCGCGTCTTTTTTTAGTATTATTAGATATTGATTTTATTAAATCCTTTAAGGAATTTTCTCCCATTAGTAATGAAGACATATATACATATTAGTCATATATTTACTATACATATGGTTCGCACCTGGATATTATATACAAAACTAGAGAAATAAAAAATGACACGATATCCAGTGCGTTATTATTACTATATCTTATTTACTAAGAATCAAGACTTATCCAAAAACCCACATAAAAATATCGCCAGTATATTATTTAGGAATGTCTCTACCGCTAAATGACCCAATTATACATCCTGACGATAATCGTCACGTTATGTTTCCCATCCAAGACAATGATATCTGGAAAATGTATAAAAAACAAATGGATTGTTTTTGGCGGGCAGAAGAAGTCGATCTCTCGAAAGACATGGTCGATTGGGCGAAACTAAATACGGATGAAAAGTATTTCATATCCATGATATTGGCCTTTTTTGCGGCATCGGATGGGATAGTATTGGAGAATTTAGCGGCACGTTTTATGGGAGATGTTCAATTGTCGGAGGCGCGGGCATTTTACGGATTTCAAATTGCGATGGAAAATATCCATTCGGAGACCTATAGTTTATTGATCGAGACATATATCAAAGATTCGGAGGAAAAATCGCGTCTATTTGAGGCGACCAAGCATTTTCCATGTATTGCTAAAAAGGCGGATTGGGCGAAAAAATGGATCGCCGACAATCGATCGTCATTTGCGGCGCGTTTAGTCGCATTTGCGTGCATTGAAGGTCTATTCTTCTCGTCGAGTTTTGCATCGATTTATTGGATTAAGAAACGGGGTCTTATGCCCGGGCTCACGTTTTCCAATGAATTAATTTCGCGCGATGAGGCATTGCATACAGAATTTGCCATATTGTTGTATAAGAAACTATTGAAGAAAGTGAGTAAAAAAAGAGTAATTGAAATTATTCAAGAAGCGGTTGAAATTGAAAAGGAGTTTATATTAGAGGCCCTGCCGTGTCGTTTGATCGGGATGAATTCGAAATTAATGTCGCAATATATCGAGTTTGTAGCGGATCGTTTATCTGTGCAATTGGGCTATGACAAAATTTATGGTGTGGTAAATCCCTTTGATTTCATGGAACTCATCAGTATCGAGTCTAAAGTGAATTTTTTCGAGAGAACCAATGCAGAATATGCATTGGCCAATAAATCGATAGAGGGAGATGTATTCGATTTGAGCGAGGATTTCTAATTGTCCTAAATATTACACGACCAAAATGAATAGTCTATAATTTAGGAATTAATATATTGCAATAAAAAGACCAAGACAAATAGATGGAGTAAATACAAAGAAAAATAGGAGTCATATCCACAAAAAAATAAAATCGTATTATCTGTAATACGATTTTATAATTATAACCATAAGATTATGTCATACCAATTCTAATAAATTGGCAAAGTTCTCGCACTTGCATCACTTGCATCCACATATTTCGGCATCCAAAAATAGGGGACCACTTTACCCATTCCAGGATAGGTATTTTCAAACAATTGACGATAATATCTCTGTTCTAGTGTTGTCGGAATCAAATGACCATACAGATCTACATCGGGATTTATCTCCGCGACTGCATTGCAATATTCTTGCAATACCAAATAAAGTGATCGCGATTCACCTGATACACCATCGCTAAATGCCTCTTTGCGCCGCATCAATACAGAATCTGGTAAAAGAGACTTACCCGATGAATTCGTGTATTGGAAAGGATCGAATGCCGCACGCAATAGCCATTTTTCACATCGATTATTTGTTTGTGGTATGTGTCGCACCTGGGGTGGAATAGATAAGACGTATTGAACAAATGCGCGATCTAAAAACGGAGTGCGCGGTTCCAAACCATGCGACGAAATCGACTTATCGGAACGCAATACGTCGAATTTATGTATATCGCACAATAGACGACGTGTTTCGCAGTCAAATTCTACTGCATCAGGACAATACTGCATGTATAAATAACCCCCGAATAATTCGTCCGATCCGTCACCATTGAAAATCACTTTGGCATCACTATTCGCGGCAATATATTTTCCTAAGAGATAATTGCCAATACTCGCACGAACTGTGGTGGTATCGTAACTCTCGATTGCATCGATGACTTCGGGTATCGCCTCGCAAAAATCGGATTCGGTCAAAATGACCTCGGTATGGTGTGTACCTAAATAGTCCGCGACTTCTTTAGCATACTTCAAATCAGTCGAACCCTTTATACCAATACTGTAGGTTTCCAATTTTCCTTTTCCTTGGGTTACTATATATTCATTTACAAGGGCGGTAATAATACTGCTATCAAGACCCCCAGATAAAAGACACGCGATTGGTCGTTCCGTTGTTGTGCACCGTTTTTTCACTGCCGATAACAAGTGACCGCGAATACCCTCCAAATAAGTCTCCAGGGCCGATTTGTATATAGGAAACACGGAAGAAAAACCTGGATTGTGATATTTTCGGTTCATTGTAACCGGATTCCATTGAGATAGCACCTTATATGAATGTTTATATTCGGAATAACTACCTGGTGGAAAATGCGCAATCGTATAGGGTGACGATGAGGAAGGTGATGCAATATTCATATCGGTGCATATGTTGGTTAATTGTTTAAGTTCAGACGCAAATCCGTATGTGGGAGAATCTATGATAGATTGGTCCGATGGCATTATTACATAAATAGGTCGAACACCATAAGGATCGCGTGCCACAAACATCCGCGAATCGTCTTTCAGAACATTTTGATCAATTAAGACGAATGCAAATACACCGTCTAATAATTGCAAGGTTTGTTCCATACCGAAACGCAGATATAAGTGTATAATGACTTCGCAATCAGAATGCGTGACCGGTACAATATCCAATAAACGATACAATTCGGCATAATTGTATATTTCGCCATTGCATATCAAAAGGACATTCTCAAAACAAATGGGTTGATTCGAAATATCGTCTAGACCATTAATTGCCAACCGATGGAAACCTATTATTGTATTTTGATTCAATTGAGTAAAGGTCGACGATTCGGGACCGCGCCGACAACCCTTCATAAACTGTGATTGAATATATTCATACGATGGTTGCACCGTTTCATAATTCAATAGTGCGAATATACCACACATCTTTCGGTTAATATTATACAACAAAAAATCTTTATATCTATTATATTATGAATAAACCACTCGAACCTACCAAGGTGGATTATGTAGCAGAAACGAATATATCTAGTATTGATACTGCATTGAAACCGTCTGTATCTGTTGTTATCGAACCGCCTGGACCCGGCGAAACGAATAATTATTATATCGCCGTTACTGATTATGACCAATCTTTTAGAGGAGTTTCGGGTACCGAGACATTTTTAGATACGATCGAAGTACCCACCGCACGCATAAAAAAACAATCCAGAAACAAACTCGACCCCCAGGTCGTATATGTCTCCGAAAATGTAGTCCTCGGAAACAATTTGGTAACCCATTTTTACGTGGGATCGGTTACCATTGTTGGTCTTTATATATTTTATCGTATTATGGTAAAAAATGGATAAAGACAATGGCAAACATAAAGGTAAAGACAATTGTATGGTAGACACTCATCAATTATTGATATCTAATCTCACAACTTTACCACGCGAAATAATAATAAATCATATTATACCATATACATATCACACTCAGATTAAACCTTTATTGGAAGATATCGAAAACTATTGTGATATTTATTCTAAATTATCGGTCAAACGATTTAACATAAATCTTATAAAACATGAGATATTAGCCATTTTTTATACATTTGGACAAGACGTTCTTGAAAATATTAAGCGTAGAGCATTCCGTACCAATATAACCTTATATGCACCATATAATTATATTTACAATTATCCAACAAATAAAATATTCGGTATTTTATTTGGGTTATTTACAAAGGAAGAGAGGTCACGTTTTTTAGATCATATTCTCGAAGATGGCGGTATATTTTTCGCAGCAAATTAAAAGAAACTTAATGTTTCTTTTTATTACTTTTACTGCGGCGTTTTGTATTATATGTATATCCACCCAATATTTTTTTTATTCCTACTATGGTGGACATTTTTGTGGCACATCGACGCCATTGTTTTATGGTTTTAGATAACGATGATGATCGATTTTTGCGAGTATATAGACTTTTGCGATTCGACTTGGTGGGCATTTATATATAAAGATAAATAAATGAAACATGTGTGTTTATAGTTTATATCGTTTGTAGATTTCAAATGCAACTAATCCACCCAATATTTGAGCAATACAATATGGCACCACGTCGACAATCGGTAATTTGCCGGCCGCCGCCATCGTGATTGAAACCGCAGGATTTATGTGACCACCCGAGATGTTACTAGTAAGTAATATAGTCAATGCAAGTGCGGCACCTATCGCAAGTGGATTTCCGGTTGCTAGAATAACATATATGAAAAATAACGCGCCCAAAAATTCGGCTAAATACTTTTGCATTATATTATATTAGTGGAAAGAAATATTATCAAATAGTGGAATTATAGTATCATTTTGTTGATACTATAAATCGTAGTTAATCTCCAAACCTTACCTATTTGCCTAGAGTTTGAATATTCGGATAGAGGAGAATGAGTAGGAGGATAATTGTAGTCATGTGCATATCAAATTGTCTTGACCAAATCTCTATACTTCATTCTTCTGCACTTATCCCCCTAAAAGGGGGTACTTTTCGACAAATGCAAACATTTTGTCGGAACGGTACCACCGCCATTTCTGGTTCGTCTCCGCGCTTCACGCACCTGATTAATATCTACGTTTTTATTAGATATTGGTGTATTTGCTGCATTAATGCTACCATTACCAATCGCATAGTTGCGCCGGCGATCAATGACCGACGAACCATCTCTATTTCCACCAATCCATTTTTTATGCATATAATCTTGGAGCGATACCGTATTCACCGTTTTTGATTGTTCTATATAACTGCGTCGCCCCGACGCAAAGGTACTTGATCCATCGGAGTTGGGTTCTTTGAACGGCATCGAATTATAATTGTAAAGAATGCCGTTGTTAATGTTTTCTACAGTGTACACTGGTGTGTGTTCGGCCAATAATAATCCGTCTAAAATGGACGGAAAAATGATTGGACATTCGACGATTGTCGCATTTATATTGTTACTCACCAAATAGTTAGTACCATCCATGGAGATACATAAGCCGGCAGGTCCGCTCAAAAATCCATTACCTATATTTGCGATTATACCCTGTTTTCCAACCCCATTATACGTTGTAACAATTATAATTTGATTTGTATTATAGTTGGTAATAATATAGTATTTTCCATCGTAAGATAGACATATACCATAAGGTCCATTTAATGCCAACTGATTTCCAAACGAGGTCATCGGCGAATTGTTAAAAAACAAACTCAGATTACCGTTTAAATCGGAGATGATAATTTGATATTGGGGTTTTAAACTAGTAAATGTATAACCGGTCGAACCATATGATACACATACACCTCCAAAAACGTACTGTCCATGTGTTTGTATAAACGGTAGGACAGAAGTTAGATTGCCATTTAAATCGACATTGAACACTGCAGTGTTTCCGAAACTCGTGTAAAGAGGAGTAGTACTATTAATGATGATTAAATAACCAGTATTAGTCACATTGGGACAGATATCATATAACCTAAAATTAAACCCAATAATATTTCGCGATACGTCTTGATATATATTCGACATTGTTAAAAAAGGTGTACCGTCGATCAAGTTTGTTGGACCCGGTGTTATTTTATATATAGCATTGCTACTTGAATCGACAAATAGATATCCGTCATTGGCGGCGGTTTTACATATGCCTAGAGGACTATAATTTCCGTTGAGATCGACAAATATACTGGTCATTATCTAATATAATATATATTTATTTTAGTTTATATGTAAACTAATTCGAATGGTTTCTATCGCAATTACGTGGAACCGCGTCTCACCGCCATGAGATTGACATATGACGCATTATTCGAATCTCCGCCGAACGAAGGGTCATTATAATTTTGCACAATTGCGCGTTGTCTACGATAAGTAATGTAATCCGATGAATCCGGTACATAACGCACATTTCCGCTTTTCGCGGGTATTCCGGTGTTATCGCAATTCGATATAATACTACCAATATGACCTTTCCATCCGGGTTTATCGGCATTGACCTGATTAGGTCCACCACATACGTAATTTTGTCGCCCCAGATAATCGCCTAAACCGGTGACTGCGCGAAAAGGTGTGACGACACGTTTATATCCATTAATGGACGAAGGTGCAAACGCATTATGCCATGATTTGCGTAATATTTTGCGTGTTATTACATCCCCACTGTTTTTGTAATTATCTATTGTTTGAACTGGAGAAATACCATTGAAACTGTTTATAGAAGTTCTAACGGGTGCAGAATTTAATCCGGCAACGTTGGACATTATAATATTACTATATATTATATTTAGTATGTCAAATATAAAATTCGATTCTGAATGTGTTCGGAAAAAATCTAATTGGAGTACACCACTGGACGCTTATAAATTCGATTCTGACAAATTCGACCCGGCTAGACTATTATCCGATATTAAATTGCGTTCACCCAAATTAAATGCACTATTGAATAATATCAAACGATTGGATAAACGGGATATGGAAAAAGATGGGGTCTTATATAAACATTTCATTTTTTCGGACATTAAATCCGGAAGTTACGGTGCTAAATTATTGGCCGCCGCCATGATATCATCTGGATATAATTTAGGCTATTCGGCACCACGTAAAGACGAAGTGAATAAAATAATGAGCGAGGCGTCGAATGTATTAGCAAATGCAACCGGCACTGGCGAGGCATCGTCGGGATCGCCTAATACGGTAAATTCCATTTTGGGGTCGATTCAGTCTGTATTTGGCCCCGCTGCCCCACCAAACACATTGGAATCGAAACCGGTGTCTCCGGTGACCGAGATTTTAGGCGGCGATGGAGATGACGACGAGGATGAAGAAGATGCCGGTGAAAAAAGGAAGAAAAAGAAAATTTGGGGTAAAATGCAATTACATGAGGATGCTAAATTAAAAGAAACACCCAATGCCAATTTCTTTCTTCTCTCATCGGTAGGTGTATATGACCAACCAATTAGCGTTTCTACCAAGAAAGAAATTCTCAAAAAATTCAATCAACGTCCCGACAATATTCATGGAGAGGATATTCGATTTATTGTGATGGATAGTGGATATAAAGAGGGTATCGATTTATTTGATATTAAATATATTCACATATTTGAACCGTCTAAAAACGCGGCCGATCAAAAACAGGTCATTGGTCGTGGAACGCGTACATGTGGTCAAAAGGGATTGCGTTTTAATCCGACCAAAGGATGGCCTTTACACGTCTTCATATACAATCTATCTATTCCGGATCAATTGCGCCCCGCCTTTTTAGGATCGGCGAGCACGTTTGATTTATATTTGAAATCGCTAAATATTGATTTGAGATTATATCAATTTATGAACGATTTAGAACAAACTAGTATATACGGATCAGTGGATTATGATCTGAATCGTAATATACATCAATTTGCCGTAAAAAGGGGCGATGGAAGTTTGAGTCCAGATGAACTGAGAGAAGAAATTGCCAGCATAGAGTTGGATACTCCTATTATTAGTCCACCTCCTGACTGGTCTCCCGGTTCACGGGGTTCGGCCAACACCGAATATACGACGATCGATTCCGATGAGGCGGAATTGATCGGTGGTAGCAGTATTGGAATGGACATGAAACTATCGCCCCATTTATTATTAACAGACAAATATGCGGAACCCAAGAAACCGCGAAAACCGCGCACCATCAAATTCGTCGTGGATCCCAATGTACCACCCGTCAATCTCGACATTCCGGAATCCGATATCTTCGGAGCAGATGGTCGCGACCGTTTCGATGGAATGCGTAAATACATTAATGATAATTTTTCGGAATTTAAGTGGGATGAAGTCGTATTGAAGAATGCGTGTGAGGAAAAACCAATGGCGGGCGGAGCATCGCAATTGATTACTCTTTCACCTACTCAAAATTTTATTAAACACTATTTCACACCACAGAATCCTTGTAAAGGAATGCTATTATGGCATAGTGTGGGAACCGGTAAAACGTGCAGTGCCATTGCGGCGGCAACTAATACGTTTGAACGCAGTGGATATACCATATTATGGGTCACACGTACCACATTAAAAAGCGACATATGGAAAAACATGTTCGATCAGGTGTGCAGTGACCGTATACGCGGTATGATCGAATCGGGCAAAGAAATTCCCAATGAACAGTCAAAACGAATGCGACTTTTGTCCAAATCTTGGAAAATACGCCCCATGTCTTACAAACAGTTTAGCAATTTGGTTCTAAAGCAAAACAATTTCTATAAATCCCTTGTTAAACTAAATGGGTCGGATGATCCACTAAGAAAAACCCTATTGATCATTGACGAAGCCCATAAACTATATGGAGGTGGGGATCTATCATCCATCGAACGCCCTGATATGGATGCACTTCATGCAAGTCTCATGAATTCTTATCGTGTTTCAGGAAGAGAATCCGTGCGTCTTCTCCTTATGACGGCTACACCTGTCACGGAGAGCCCTATGGAGTTTGTCAAATTAATAAATCTATGTAAGCCCGTATTTCAACAGATACCCGACGATTTCAATGCCTTTTCCCAAGAATATTTGAATGAAGAGGGGCGATTTACAGACAGTGGTCGTATACAATATCTTAATGATATTGCCGGACATGTTAGCTATCTTAATCGGGAGAAGGATGCCCGACAATTTTCACAACCTGTCATTAAAATGGTCAACGTACCCATTGTACCGAATATGAATATGATAAACAGTTTCGATAAACGCTATATGCGCGAAATTATAGATTCCGACGTTTTGAAATTAAAAAACGAATTGGAAGATGCGAGTAAAAGCATTGATTCCGATCTCAAAGAATTAACTACTGACCGTTTTGGATTTTTGTATGACAAATGCAAAGATATCGAAAACGCAAGTGCTAAGAAAAAATGCCGCAAAATGGTAAAATCGAATATAACACTCTTACTCGCAGAGGCAAAAGATCACGTCGCCGAAATCAAAAATGCAATAAAAGATCTCCGGTTAAAGGTGAAAGATTCTCGTATATTTAAAACCCGTGCATTAAAATCGGCGAGTGGTAAAATAGAGTTAAATAAAGATAAATATGAAAAATTCAAAAGTTCGCCATATTATACGATAAAGTATAAATGCAGTGAAAAAATAACGCGCGAATCGGATTTGGACCAACAGGCCGCGGTCGACCCCGAGGTATTAAGACTCGACGCGCAAATTGCGGCTATGGATATGGAAATACACATGTTAAATGAGAATTTGAAGACGGAGATGGCCGCCTTTAATGCGCGGTTTAAGCGTCTTAGAGAACTTCTCAGAGAAAAAATGACCCATCAAGAAAAGGCAAATGTACGCCTATCTTTGAAAACGCAACGCACTTTAGCAAAAAAAGAAATAGCACAACGAAAAATCACTGTAAATACAATCATTACAAATTATAACAAAACCAAGAAAGTCATCCAAGACAAGAGAAAAAAAGCAATTCGAAGAACGAAAAAAGCCCTCATGTCCGAAATACAAGAAAAAAAAAAGAATGATCGTAAAATACAGATGGAAATACAACGGGCCGAAAAATCCCTTCGAAAAACAATGCGAAAAGAAGGACAATATGAAGATATAAAAAACGATCTTGTAAATCAACTAGTAGAAAAATATAAAGCCCAGATTAACCAAGATTATATTGAATTGGAAGGCGAAATACTAAGAAACGTTGAACTAGATAGACAACGCGCCGCAGCAAAACGACAAGAAAAAGAAGAAAAGGAAGCCAATAAAAGGGAAAAGGCGGAAGAAAAAACGCGCAAACAACAGGAAAAAGCGGAAGAAAAGACGCGCAAACAACGGGAAAAAGCGGAAGAAAAGGAAGCCAATAAACGAGAAAAGTCGGAAGAAAATACGCGCAAACAACGGGAAAAAATGGCCGCAGCGGAGGCAAGGAAAACCCAGAAAGTGAGAGAAAACCAAGAAAAGATACAATACAAAAACGAAGAAAAGGCCCGCCTAAAAGCAGAAAAAGAATTACTGAAACAACAGGCAAAGACAAGAAAATGATTTTATGTATATTTGTTCATTCGAATATATGTAAAATATGTGCGGCTATTGTCTCATTCAAAGATATGGAACCAAGAACGTTCGAAAAAATGTCCTTCGGCCGGATTAATGTTATGGTTTGCATGTTCAATAAGTTCTTTGTAATATTCAAGAGTGCGTTTCAATATTTTCTCCCGTCTGACGGCAAAAATCGCGAAAACATAGATAGATATAGGGTTCGGATAATTCGCATTCACATTTTCACGAAACCAATCGCCAAATGCGAGACGCCGATTATTTTTATAACAATCGTGCAAAAAATAGTGACCGGCCTCGACATTCCATTCTTTGTCCCATGCACATTGTTCCCGCCATGCGGGTTGGTGATATATTGCAGTGGGTCTAGATTTACCATATGTGAATGCCTGATCCCTTAATTTTCGCAAATGATTAATGTCGTCCATATGTAAATCAATGTGATCCGAAATACGCCCCTGTGTAAATACTACCACATCCGGTAAATTATAGTAATTGTCTATAATATATCTCAAATAAGTTTCCGATTCGCGACCAACATTTTCTAAACATATTTCCTGTTCTATATTTAGTTTGCCCCCCTTGTTATAGATTATACAATTATTCAACTCTTCGTTTAACCATTCAATATTCTCATTATAACGGGCAACCACGATTTTATAGGACATTTGTTTATATAATAAATAGAATATATATTATATATTATTGCAAACGCGTGGTTTGATTACGCAAACATATAATACCACGACCTCTCGATAAAATGTCTCTCTGCCGGATTATTGTGATGATTTACTTCATTAATGATATGTTTATAGTACTCTAATGGGCGTTTTAATATATTGTCGCGTTTAATCGCAAAAATAGAATGACGATAAATGTGAATTGGATTCGGATATATGGGATTAATATTTTCTTTGAACCAATCGATGAATGCGGTTCGCCTATCCTCTTTATAACAATCGTGCAAAAAATATTGGTCGCCATCGACATTCCAATCTTTGTCCCAACAATTCTTATCTTTTGAACCATCTTGACGATAATGAGATACCGTTGGAATTGATTTACCTTTTGCCAATGCCTCGTTTTTTATTTTCAATAGATAATGAATGTCATTGGTCTCAAAGTGATTGGCGATGTTTGCCTGTGTAAATACAACTACCTCTGGCAAATTATCATAATTCGCAATGATATAATTCAGATACACTTCCGGTTCACGTCCTACATTATCCAATATTATTTCATTGGCAATATTTAGTTTTTCCCCCTTGTTATAGATGATACAATTATTAAATTCACTATATAACCATTCGATATTCTCGTCGTATCTGGCCACGACAATTCGATATGCCAAATTATATATACTATGCATATTATATTTATTATTGACCTTGGTATACCATTCTAACCCATATTTAATATACTTGATATCATAACTCGATACAAATGAACGTGTATCATTCAAACTATAAGATATGATCGCGCAAGTATCGTTGACAATCAACCCCCTGCATTTTTCTACGGGAAAATCACTTAATTTGAATAATTCAGAGTATCGAAGTAAATTCATTTCGAGGTCAAACACGGCAAAAAAGTGTTGATAATTATTATATACGGTTTTATTATATGTATTCGATTGCGATTTTTGTAATAATATCCAATTTTCGCCATTTATCACAAAACTACTAGCACACGATTCGGCATTTTGGAAATATCGCGGCATTGTGTAATATGTCTTTTTTTCTTCAAATGTCGCATCTTCGCTATTTATATATCCGATTTTTAGAGGAAACCAATTATATACAACACCTATATCATCTCCGTAAACGACATATGTCCATTTTTGTTGTTCATCATTTTCGTTTAATTTATGTGAAATCTCGCATTTATTGACAATGATACCAGAATTATTTTCCGAATCGTGAGTACCATAATAATTGCCTGATAATTCCATGTTTTCGGTGTACATAGATGCAATATAATAATGTTGATTTTTGTGGTTTATAATGTGAATATTTTCTAAGCCGACTGGATTGCCGTTGTATTTCTCGTAATCTTTCACCGTAAATGCCATATCGCCGATTTTATTTAAACTAGAGTCTATGTGGAATCGACTATTTACTAAAATGCCGAGATTTCCGTTTTTGTTTCCGTTTTCATCGGTAGTATAATTAATGAATGGCATATTTATTTGATATTTGTTATTATTGCAATTTATAATGGTCGGTGTACCGGAGTACAATTCAACATTTACGCCATTTATTTCTTTTATCATAGTCGACGTCAAATCTACCGTTTTTTTATCGCGAAGAACTGGATAATTGTAAATACATCGTTTATGCCATAAAAAATTATAGTGTTCCAATAATTGGTTTTTGTATTGTTCTTCTCGATATTCTTTGTAGGGTTTCAGTATTCCGATATTATTGTATTGTTTGTCGATTATAGTGTCCCCCAGATTTTCCAATCTAAAATTGTATAGATGTGTCTTGGTGAAATAATTGGCGAGTAGACCCGGACCGGTGACTGCAAGAGATGTCTTGTCCGTATAATCATTATTAGAACAGTATTCGACAATATTATGGATCGCCTTAAATAGGCGTTTATTATTCGGCATACATATCATGAGCGCCTGAAAGACGCCGTCGAATCTGCCGTTAAAATGTGAAATATCCTTTACCCAATATTCTTTATCTGTCAAATAAATTAATTTAAAACCATTGATACATTTATATTTGATATCTAAATATATTCCCCCGTAAATATACAATACGCAATATCGCCATAGATCGGCCTTATATGCCCCCGGTTTTAATTTGTTAAATGTATATAATACATCTTCGTCGAAATGGGAGGCGATAAAATCGCGACACATGTTGTCATCATACAAATGATATTTGAATTCAGGGTTTTGCAACTTTAGTAGCTCGACATTTTCCTTCATTTTGGGTGGCAATTCGAGAGTGTGCCATGTTTGAAAAATATTGAGCGGTATTTCTATTTTTGCTGATGAATTTTTTAATGTGACGCCGGTAGTGGGAATATAGGTTAACTGGTCGATGCCTTCATCGATGGTATGTTTATCCGGCGTATCAGATACCGTCAGTTTCTTGGGAAAAACCGATTTATGGTGTTTAAGTGCCCGCTTTATAGAATCTGTACCCGTTTTTGTATGAGAAGTAGCCACTGGTGGTTTAGATTCATTTGACGATTCCGCCGAAAACAAATACATGTAATATAAATATATAATACATATATTATACCCGTTGTAAACCTATACCGCAAAAAAATAACCTAAATAATTGGATATTCGACGCAATAGAATATCCAATTATAGCTAAAGATGCGTATTTATTTCGGTTAAGAATTACATAAATAATATATCGGATTGATGTTGTGGGATTATGTAATACTGGTTTTATTGGGAGCGAGAAAAATATTCGCATTTCTTGGTAAATATGTCGTGGAAATTATCCGTCGACTGCCATTACCGTCGCCTCCGGATTTACCCGCCATATTTACCATCATTATATTGATTGCCTTTTTTCTATTTGCCTATATAAAAATACGATTTCCTTTCTGGAATATACAACCGGTATATCATGTATATGATTTTTGGAGGAAATGGACATCTTCATTTGTCATTTATCGATTGCCAGTAAAAACGAAATTTTATGATCCGATACACATTAAAACATACAAATTCTTGGATATATCTTCGGAGATTAGACAACAAATGGTATATTTTCTAAGATGTCATTATATTCCATCGGATCGTATTTTATATACAGTGACCGATGCAATTATACAAGTCGCAATGAATGGATATAGCCAACCGACCTATGTGTCTTTTTATCGACCATATCCTATTTTACCGGAGACCGAAGACCATATAATCGGGACCATCACATCAGTACCTATCCATTTCTATTATATGGAATCTGGTGTATATTCTCATTGCATGGCGTATTATATAGA